ATAGCCCGGAACATATCACGCATGGGTTCTCCCAGATTTTCCCTTCTGTGTGCTGTCACAGCAATCAGTCTGCTGCCTTTTGCCCATTCTGTTTCCGGGTGATAAAAATCATTTCGCACCGTATAGTGCAAAGCATCAATTCCTGTATTTCCTGTGACAAAAATCTGCTCTGGATCCTTACCCTCTTTCAGCAGTGCATCCGCTGCTTTCTGGGTCGGTGCAAAATGCAAGCTGGCAGTAAGTCCAATGGCCTGCCTGTTAAATTCTTCAGGATAGGGAGATTTCATATTATAAGTACGAAGTCCCGTTTCCTATCTCTATTTTTGTGTATGCAATTTTTTGTTCCTGTAATAAGATATGCTCCCAATATAAGAATTTCTACACTGAGAATGTAGCGTCAAGTTAAAACATTTTGCTGTCCGGCATATTTATTTTTTGTTGTCTTTTTTTGATCACCCCATTTATTCCCAGTGTATTTTCATTTTCAGAGTACATACTAGCAATGTAACATCAAACAAAACAACAATTAACCAAGGAGGAAAATGATTATGTCAAACAATACTTCTTCTAACAAAGCAGCTGTACCAGAAGCAAAGGGCGCATTAAATCGTTTCAAATTTGAGGTTGCAAATGAGCTGGGTGTGCCGCTTACAGACGGATACAACGGAAACCTTACTTCCAAACAGAATGGTAGTGTAGGTGGTTATATGGTTAAAATCATATCGTCAGAACGGCGCAAGGGAAACCCCCATTTTTCAAGGCTTCCAGACCTCAATTGAAATGTTAGTGTTGCACATGTAACCGCCAACGGTTCAACGGTAATTTTCTCAAAAAGTTCATTAACAATCTGTCTGTTAATATCTTGTGGAGTAACACCTTTGAACTTTTCTAGCTGTTCTTTAATAGCACTTAATTGTATTTCTACTGGCTCTGGACTTTTTGTATTTTGGATTTCTAGAATATGGCTCTCAATCTGTTTTATCTGCTTCACGTATTCTTTATTTCTTGAAATAAACTCATCATCAGATATTTTTCCATCCAGATTATATTCCAGTATTTTTTCACGTTTTTGTTTTAACAGATCAATCTGTTTTTCAAGTCGTGAGATTTCGTTTTTATTGTCTGGAATGTTTTTGATCGAGGACTGCAAAATTTCAAAATATTCTTCCAAAATGCTGTCAATATTTTCAGAAGATTTATTTATTAATTCTGCAATTATTTCTTTCAGTTCTGATTCTGCCAGTCCGAATGAATCGCATGAAGCTGCTCCGTTTTTTATCTTATAACTGCACACCCATCGAACATCCTCTTTTCCTCTGATATAATGCTGCTTCATCCAGTATGGCGCTCCGTCATTTGCGCAGAAAAGTTTTCCAGTGAAAATATTTTCGTTTTTAAAAGAGGTTCTTCTTGATTTTATGGCTTCTCCACGTTCTCTTAAATATGCGTTTGCCTTTTCCCAGGTAGTTTCATCAATGATCTGCGGTACTCTGGAACCATCATCCTTAAACATTATCCATTCTGACTGCGGAAGAAATTCTTGTTTCTTGGTGAACATATCGACAACCTTTACTTTTCCTCCACAATAGTATCCTTTGTATTTTGGATTCCGAATAATATTTTTTATGACATCCCGGTTGATTTTCCCACCTTTGAAACTTCTGTATCCCATATCCCAGAGCTTTTTTTCGATTCTTGGCGTAGATATTCCGGAAGCGTAATCTTGAAAAATCATTCGAACCATGTCCGCTTCTTCTGGAACCAGTTCGAGCTTTCCTTGATTGTTTGAGTATCCATACATTCTGTGCCCGAGAACAACACCATTTTTGATTGACTGTGCGTGTCCAAACTTTACTCTTGAAGAAAGTTTTCGGATTTCGTCCTGCGCTACCCCAGCCATAATAGTAAGTCGGAACTCACTATCATCATCAATAGTGTTAATTCCATCATTTTGGAACCAAACGCATACGCCGTAAGACAACAATTCTCTGGTGTATTGGATGCTATCAAGAGTATTTCGTGCAAATCTTGAAATTTCTTTCGTAATAATCATGTCAATTTTTCCGAGCTTTGCATCTCTGAGCATTCTTTGAAATTCTTCTCTTTTATCCGCATGTATTCCAGAAATACCATCATCAATGTAAGAACCAGCAAACTTCCATCTGTTGTTAGAATGTATCAGATCTTCAAAATGTTCCTCCTGGTGCTTAATGGATGCTTGCTGTTCAACTTTTTCAGTAGAAACCCTGGCATAATAAGCAACATTTAGTTCAATGTCGTAAATAGAGCAATTTCTTAATTTTTCTCTGACATAATAAATATTCATAGTGCATTTCTCCCTTAATAAACAGGGAGTGGAATCATATAAAGTATAACACCTCATATAAATCCACTCAATACATTGTCGTTACTTTCTAATGCTGATTTCAGCTTTAATTTTATCTCTTGTTTTCTCATCTATCAGACCAAGTGAGAACATTCTTTCGTTTATGGCATACAATATAGCTTTTTCCATTAATTGTCCCTCCATATAATTATCTCATTTTAAACGCTGTTTTTCTTTATCTTTTGTATGCCCTATAATTTCTACCATTATTCTCTTTTGAACGATTCTGCGCTATTTTAAATACACAATTATCACGTTTTACAACAAATCAAAGATATTGACCTGCCCATCAATCTGAGATTCTTCCAGATTGTAAAATTTGCAAGCTATATAATCTGGATTCCAATCAATTTCCAGTTCGTATTGCAAACATTGCGGATGTTTGCCCCCACGGAAGAATCTGCATTCTGAACAGGTATGCTGATAAGCTGTACCGCCAGACCGCTTATACATTTCGCTAATCTTCCTCATAAAATCACTCGCTTTACTCTTGATTTTCCTCTCGATTTTTTCTTGAAGATACCAGTTTTAACACAATCCCTCGGATCACATCCTCTGCTATGTTCTTCGATCAAGATATAATCACAGGTTGCATTTGTACTCCATGCATTTTCGCTCTTGCTGTAATAGTCGCATTTTGAGCATTGTCTCCGCTTTAAGCCTATAATTTCAGTGCTTTTTAATTCTCTCCATGGTTTTCTATCTGGCAATTTTCCGCACCTCCCAATCTGGCAGTATCTATAATTTTTAAAAGGTCTGGACTTAGTTTTCTTCGTTCTTGTTCTCTTTGCACTTCTGCCCGATACGTCCTTTGAAAATTTGATTGAACTACACTCCACCATGTGCCATCTATATTCCCTGATTTCGCCCATTCTTCTAACTGCCCCGGACTTGATACTGCTTTCTGAACTATTTCTGGAAGTTTAGAAAATTCTTCTTCCGCATGGTATATAGAGTTCCAAATTGCCCTTGATACCAGATTCCAAGCTTCTGTTTCGTTCAGTTCGTCAGACTGTGGCGCAAGGCTCTGCGCGCATTGCCGTAATGCAGCTATTGTAGGTTCTTTCCATTCAGTTTGCATATATTTCTTCAACCCAAAACTTAAAAGCTTGTAATCTAGGTCTTTCAAAAGTCCGTACCAAGTATCAAAAGCATATTGATCTGGCAGAAATGATGGAGAAGTGTACACAGCTTTCATTGCCTTTACCAGTACCGCCCATTCTTCTCTTGTCATACCCAATTATCCACCTCGCTTACCCTGTTTTGGATTTTCTCCATGTAGCTTTGAGGCTTGTTGCCGGATTTATCAAGATAGTTCCCTTCAAATACCTTTGCAAAGTTACCGGGCTTTAAGAACCAATCGAAAGTTATCATCCAGCCTTCTTTGTTCTGCCCTTGTAAGAAGCTGCTATGGCGAATGTTTTCAATGGCTTCTAAGATATCGTCCATATGGTTCTGACGGATTCTAGCTTTTACTGCCTGTTCTCGTTTTGGTGTCATTCTTTTTACAGGAGTGATACCAAATTCTTCCAGAGTATTCCATTCATCAATGATTCGTTGGACGTCAGTCTGACGAATAGTATCTTTAGATACTATTAAATCATTCTCTTCTTCTATTTCTTTTTCTTTATTATCTAATTCTTTATTATCTAGTTCTTTATTATATACTTCTGCCGAGCTAACGTTAGTTTTACTGTTAACTTTACCGTAAAGTTTACTGTTAGTTTTACACTCTATTTTGTCTTTCTGCTTTTTTCGATATTCTTGCATATAGTTTCGCATATATTGGCTTTTTTGCTCAATTTTATCAAGATTTTGATATTTTCCCCAGTTCGGAATTGTGTAAACTCCGGAAACAATTTCGATCATTCCGTAGTTCTCAAATGTTTTTAACGCTAATCGAACCGTGTTAATATCTCTCCTGAATACTGTTGCCAACATTTCATCAGTATATGCAATCTTATCGTTTAGGATAAAAACACCGCTGTTGTTATTTTTTCCGGCTAAGCACAACAATTTAAACCAGATTACGATAATGCTGTCCGCACTTGGCAAATTTTCAATTAGCATTATTTTTTCATCATCAAAAATGTCTGAACATATTTTTATCCATTTTACAGCGCTTGCCAATTTTGAAATTCCTTTCTCCAATCTCTGGATTTTTAAAAAGTGTTTATTTTAATTCAACTTCAATTCCATTGATTTTCAGTTCTCCATTTACCGGAACCACAAGAGATGGAACGCCGTTTATTTCTTTCAATTCAATCAGAGCAATTTTATCCGGCTGGATGCAGATTGTTGCATCTGGTGTTACAATTTTTGCAGTTTTTGAATTATGGATATTGTCAAGGGCAACAGGCTCATTACTGAAATACATTTCCCAGTTTTCCTTGAAATCTGATAACTTCTCGTCTGGAACTCCGCAATATCCAAAAATCTGTTCCATTTCATCACATGATACGGTTATCATCTCCGGGCTGTCTTTCTTTTGCTCTCTTATTTCCTGTAATGATTCAACTAGGCTTCCCGTGAAATTGAATGTTGTATTTCCTTCGAAATTGTCCATGATAAAATCTGAAAAGACATTGCTCTCATTCCCTGGTATACGTGGAACTGGTGTGCCAAGAATATTTTCGATGAAGTCTGGATGAATATTCTTTATGTTTTTGTTGAAATACAAGGTTCCATGAATATCAGTGCTTCTGTCATTGAATACAGGGAATAAGAATCCTGTTTCTGGTCTTGAGACTACCCAATCACGAACTCTGTCTTTGATGTTATTTTCAGCCACATCATAGCTAAGCCCAGCCTTTGAAAGATTTACCGGACAAATGCTGCACAGAATGTGTTCATAAATTTCTTCTGATGCATCGTGCATTTCGGTTCCATCAGAACTCTTTCCAGGAATGTCATATACTGCATGAATGAGAACTATGTAGTAATTTTCGTGATAATCGTAATTTTCAATCACTTTGTCGTAGAACTCGTCCAAAAGCTCATCATCTTTAAGCTTACTTGCTCTAATCCGCATAAGAAATTCCTGTGTTCCGCCCTCTTTTTCCTGTGCTAATGGGAATTCAAGGTTCATAAGGTTCTTTCCAAGTCTGCCAGACATGGTTTTCTTGAAAATGTCAAAATACTTAAACATTTCTTCCTCTGGAAGAGACAGGAATGCTTCTTTAATTTTGGTTTTCTTATTTTTTTCTGCATCCACATAGCAACCACAAATGCGTGTGATTGCGCAATTGGCTGGTGTAAACTGCTTCTTGATCTCTGTGATTTCTTTCTTATTCATGATTAATCCTCCCTATTTCTATTTTTATTTTTGATTTTTTCATAATAAAAAGTCACATCATCTGTAACAATTCTAACAATTCCAAACCTTTCTCCTACTTGAAACGGAATGCTATCCCTCATAAGTCTTTTTGGAATCCCAGAAAGATATTTTCTAAATTCTTCTGGTTTTAAAGCTGATTTGTAATGATTGCAAGAGCGACACGCAGGAAGCATATTGGAAATATCGTCCTCTCCGCCACAACGTATAGGATTTACGTGGTCTACTTGCATATCTTTATATTCCAATGCGCAACCACAGTAAGCGCAATACCCTTTGCATTTTTCATATACTTTCATGCGCTCTTCTTTTGATAATTTTCGCCTTTTTGGAATTTTCATATTTTCGCCTCCAGATTGTTATTTTTGATAGTATGAACAGACTATAAATAGAATCCAAAATGCACATAAGCACAATGCGTTTTCAATGTAATAAATTCTAATAGACACAGTAACAGCGGCTAAAATCCATACAATTGTTTTGACGATGCAGCTATAATAATTCTTTTTGACTAATTCTTTTTACCTCTCTCGCCTGTTTCTTCTCAATCCACTTATTGATTTTTTCATCGGAAATCATGTACATTTGCTTTAACATTTCGATGCAGATCAACACATCTGCAATTTCTTCTATCATGTTATCACGGTCGATTTTTCCGCGTTTTGCCTTGCTAATTGCCTGGATGAGTTCGGCGCATTCTTCCATACAGACTGTACTTTGATTATTTTTGCCGTAATGCAAAATACTTTCTGCGATAACACCTTTATTAATCTTTATCCCTGTGATTAATCCGGCAAGAGCCTTTGCTCCAGAATCACACGCCCATGCTTCTTTGAGATAGTTCTTCTACCATTCATCTTTGATTTCTGAATTTCCCAAGAAACATAAATGCTGGTCTCTCATATCTGATAAGATGTCTTTTGCTTCTTCTGGTTTCATGTTAATCCTCCAAATTAAATTCCTTCTTAATGGAATCGTAATCAATGAATACTTTTTTTCTTTTTTCGCATTTTTCGCATTCCAAAATAGCTTTCTCAGTATCCAACTGATACCAAACCAATTTGTATTTATGCGGCTTGCAGAGACACTTGATTTTGCAACCACTCTTTCTCCATTTGTTGAATTTATTGATTGTTGCGCAAAGTAATCCGTAAATAGTAACAGCAACTACACACGTTCCAAACGCCATAATAATTTGTTTTATCACTTCAATCATTATTCTTCATCTCCTCCAACTTCTCAGCTTCCTCGTGGGTGAGAAATACTATTCTTCCAATATCTTCTAAACGGTAGCAACTTTCTCCCATATCTTCTTTGCCTATTGCGTCAAACCTTACAGCACGTTCATTTTTGTAACAGAGAAAATGAATTTCTGAAACAGTCATCGGAATAATCGGTTGCTTGGCTCCGGCATTCACTCTATAAACCGTGTCTCCAACCTTACACGGCAATCTTACAAGCAAGCCCTGTTCTTCTAAGTCTTCAAGCTCTGCCAATCTATTAATCATATCTTTTATTGTATCGCAATCTCCTGCCCCTTTTGAGCAATTATCACAATATGTACTGCACATAATGTTTCGGCGTTCGTTATACGTGATCCCTAAAAAACCTCTTTTTGTTAATCTCTCCATCTACTTCACCTCTTCCATCTGACTTTCTACAGTATCTGCAAGTAACTTCAAGGACTCAATAAATGAGTCCGTCAATGCTGTTCTGTCTGGGTATTTAGTGAATGTTCTGACAAGGTTTATAGCATCCTTGAGCTCCTTCTCATCTTTAGTTACGTCTGACGCTTCTACTAATTCATATCCCGATTCAAGGCTGGCATTTCTTGCTAGTTCTTTATTGCTATAGAACTTTAATATATCCGGGATGCGCTGTTCTTCAAAGGGATATGGATACGCTTCTTTTACGCCGTACCATCTATATCCCTGTTTCTTTGCTACTTTTAGAATATTTTCATACTCTTCATGTGTTCTGACTAATACGCATTTATTTGCCAGATCAATCATCTACTCTACCACCTTTCACAATTTCAATCGCTTCGTCCAATGCATTTCCTACGTTTTCATAAGCAATATCTAACTTTTTATCTCCTGTGTTTGCTATTGAAAACCAATACATCGCCTTTAAATCTTTTAACTGCTTCACAACCTTTTCCACATCAAAAACTGTCGGTTGCTTGTCCACAATATGTATATATCTGTCTATAATCTTCTGTATTGGTTCTCCTAAGATATTTTGAAGCAGTATGTCTTTTTTTAGTTTATCTGCGTCAATTAACCGCATTTCTTAGTCCTCCTTATATGGTTCTAGAAGCGGCTGCCATGCCGTAATATCAATCCAATCATAATTGCTATCAAGATAATATCCGTCACAATCAATAAAGCTTGTATCCTGCCATGTTGTTTCTCCATTAGTAACCAATATTTCTTGTCCATCATCTGGCATTTTGCAGTCAAGCATATACTGTATATTTTTTGAAATGGATTCTTCTGCACGTTCTTTTTCTGATATCTGATGATATTTTACCGGAATCCAACCATTTTCTTTCTCGTCCTGTTCCAGATCGCTCAGAAGAGTATTCACGATATCCAGCGCACTCCCTGGAAGTCCATGCTTATACTGTGATTTCTTTTCTATCTCAGCTTTGTATTGTTCTAATCTGGTTCGTACTCTGCTCATGCTTCCACCTCACTATCCTCTGGCATCTGGAATGTCATTCCTTTTTTGAGCATTTCTCCAAGTTCTCCAGCATGTGCTTTGTTCTCTTCCGTTTTTGGCTTCATGCTTAATATCCTACATACTTCTGGAATTACATATTTTGTGTATTCCGAATCTCCGTATGCTTCCTGGATCATATCCAGTACTTTCATGGCTTTTGCTTTGGTGGAATATTCTCCGAGCAGATAACTGCATCCGGTGATGTATGATGTTATAATTATTTTTATAAGTCCTTCCGCAATTTCAATTCCTGCCAAAGTATTAAAATTAATCAATATTTCGCTGTTCTGGCTTCTGATTAACATTTTGTGTCCTCCTTATTCGATAAAACTCGTTCCGCACTGACAATGATAACTAATATGTCCGTTATATTTGCTTACGTTCGCTGTTACCTTTCTACCGCATGAAAAGCAAGTTACCTCTTTCGTCAGCGCCTTTTCGTATTCTTCTACTTCTTTATCTTGAATGAATCTCTGACCGCACCAGTGGCACTGCTTAGTGCTATATGGCATTTCTCCACAAATAGGACATTCTGGAATTATTCCGTAACCATCATTTATGATAGGGAGTTTGATTGGTTCTCGCTTTGAATAGATGTTCCAGAGTTCTTTTCTGCGGTTTTCTCCGTCTTGCTCTATTAAAGCCTTGTACTTCTCTTCCTCTTCTTTGTCCCAGTAAATGACACAGGCTTTGTCTTCTGGTGAAATGTCTTTGGTGTACGGCTGTGTCGTGCAATGATAGCCTGTTTCGCCCTTCCTTTTTCTTGACTGACATCTCATGCAGCCACTGCATTTTTTATCCATCAATTCTTCTGGATAAATGCTTGTGCTGGAACGCCTTTCTCTTACTGGCATTCCGTCGTTGAATTTAATTTCACTCATTTTCATCCTCACTTTCCCCATGTAAGCAACTGGCACGCTATTGTGCAGTTGGTACATGATTTTAATACTCAATAAAATCAGA